CCGAATGAGCGCACAGCTTCTCGCTAAGGTGCGAGGATTGATCGCTCACGCACTTGATCCGCGTTCGATGGTGGGCTGATGCCTGTTGCCGTCACCACTCTTAGAACCACTTTAGCAACTGCTCTGGTCGATAACGCTAAGTGGCAAACCTTTGCTTTTCCACCTGCCACAGTCCTTGCTAATTCTGTCATTGTGTCACCGGATGATCCTTACCTGACACCAAGCAACAATCAGCACATTGGCATTAGTCCAATGGCTAACTTTAAGATTATTATGACTGTTCCATTATTTGATAACGAAGGCAACCTAAACGGGATAGAAGATACAGTCTGCGGCGTGTTCGCAAAACTTGCAGCATCGTCTCTCGTTTATAATGTAAGCGCAATTAGCGCACCAAGTATTCTCAACGCTGCATCGGGAGACCTTCTCAGCTGCGAGATGTCCGTATCAATCCTTACGAGTTGGAGTTAAAATGTCCGAGTGGGAAAAAGAGAACGAAGCCTTCCTGATCAAGATCGGGCAGGTAACACCAGCAACAAAGCCAGCAACTACTAAGAAAGACGAGGAATAATCTCATGGCTGTATTTCTAAATAACTTGGTCGGCGTGAAGATTAACTCTGTTGATCTTTCTGACCTAGTCACAGCAGTAACAATTAACCGTTCATTTGATGAACTAGAAGTAACTGCAATGGGTGATTCATCACACAAGTTCGTTAAGGGCTTGGAAGCATCATCTGTAACAATCGATTTCTTAAATGACACAACAGCAACTAAGACTCTTGCAACTTTGCAAGCAGCCTGGGGTACAACAGTCACAGCTGTATTCATACAGACAAAGGGAACAGCAGTTTCAGCGACTAACCCTTTGTACACAGTTTCATTGCTAGTCAATAACACTACAGACATCAATGGTGCTGTAGGCGATATTGGCACTCAGTCAATCACATTTACTGCTAATTCAACCATTGCAGTAGCCACAACAGGCACATTCTAAAAAACTACTAAAGGGGCAAACCATGGCAAAACTAAAGATCGTTCGTACAGATGGAAGCGTGCTAGAAGGCGAAATCACTCCAGCGGTGGAATACGCATTTGAGCAATACGCTAAAAAAGGGTTTCATCAGGCGTTTCGTGTAGACGAAAAACAATCGGATGTCTATTGGTTAGCTTGGGAAATAACACGCAGGTCAGGTGAATCTGTTAAGCCTTTTGGGATTGACTTCATCGAAACTCTTAGATCAGTTTCGGTTGAGGACTCAGACCCTTTAGCTTAAAGCGCGATCTTCCATTCACCTATCTAATCGCTAGGCTAAGCATTAGATTGGGGATTGCGCCACAGCAGTTACTCGAATTAGATAAGACCATGCTAGATGCTCTCTTGCTAGGTCTAAAGGATGAAGCAAAGGAGATCAGCGATGCCAGCAAGCGTAAAAGGCGGCATTGAACTCCGTAAGGCTTTGCGCAAGTTTAGTCCTGACTTGGCTAAACAATTACCTAAAGAAGTTGCAGCAGCCTTAAAACCTATTACAAAGGCTGCTAGAGGGTATCTGCCAGATGACTCACAAGTATTAAGCGGATGGTTGCCTAGAGATAACTCGCAGGCTCGCTTTCCTACATACAACGCTAGAATCGTAAAGTCCGGCATTGGCTATAAGACCACACCATCAAAGCCTAACCGCAGAGGGTTTAGATCCCTTGCTCGCGTATTTAATAAAAGCGCAGCTGGAGCAATCTACGAAACTATGGGTCGTAAAACCCCTACAAGTCGCTTTGTGCAAAATCAGCAAGATAAGTATTCCTCACCTATGAAGGGTGATGGCAAGATGGAAGGTCGCGCGTTATTTCGTGCCTACGATGAGAATAACGGCAAAGCCAGAGAAGCAGTCCTTAAAGCCATCAAAGATGCTTCTAACAAACTTAATGCTAGAGCAACGGTGAGAGGCTAATCATGGCTAATGTAATGATTGATATTGCTGCGGAGTTCGTAGGCAATAAAGCCTTCAAGCAAGCTGATACTGCCACGGATAAACTTACTAAGAATGTCAGAAAACTTGCAGGTGCATTTGGTTTAGCCTTTAGCACTACCGCAGTTCTGGCTTTTGGCAAGGCAGCAGTCAAAGCCGCAGCCGAGGATCAAAAGGCACAACAACAATTAGCACTAGCTCTGAAGAATGTTGGCTTAGAGCGAGATGCCGCTAGTGCAGAAGGATTCATCGCAAGACTCCAAAGCGAATTTGGAATTATTGACGATAAATTGCGCCCTGCATACCAAGGTTTAGCAGTAGCCACACGCGATACAGCAGAAACACAAAGACTTCTCAACCTTGCGTTAGATATAAGTGCTGCCACCGGCAACGATTTAAGCAAGGTGACAGCTGCTTTAAGTCGTGCATATTTAGGAAATAACACAGCACTTTCTCGCTTGGGTGTGGGTATATCCAAGGCAGATCTAAAAACTAAGTCTTTCTACGATATAACAACGGATCTAGCATCTACCTTTAAGGGTTCAGCAACAGCGGCAGCCAATACCTTTCAAGGATCGATGGATAAACTTGCAGTTGCTTCCACTAATGTTCAGGAAATTATCGGTACTGGGATTATTGATTCTTTAAAGACTCTTGGTGGTAATACCGCTGTCGATGACCTAGCAAATGACATGGAAAGAGCTGCTCTTAATGCTGCTGATTTCTTGCGTGGTTTATCGCAAATTGGAACATTCAAGATCAGCGGAGAAACAAAATCGCTTCTCGCTCTATTACTTACACCATTTCAGCGTTCATTGTCGGCTGGCCCATTAGGAGCGATTACCCGATTGGGCGCAGCTTCAAGAACAGCACCTAGGCCTTTTACTACTCCAATGACAATCTCGGGTCAATCTCAAACATCTACTCAGGTGACTCGTGAACAAGCCAGAGTTGCTAAAGAAACTCTTAAAATTTCTAAGGATCAACTTAAACTTGCCAAGGCTAAGGCAATCTTTGACATTCAAAAAATCCAGATTGAAGCAGCCTTAAAAGGCAAGATTAGCGAAGAAGAAAGAATTCGCCTGTTATTGCTTCGTGCTATCGCAGAAGAAAACATCGATGACATTGAGAAGTACACAAAGATGCTTAATGAGGTTCAAGGCAAGGTTACAACATTGCAGGAAACCCTTGGTGAGGTTTATGCCATGGATGCGGGCAACCCTTTCATCTCATGGGAGATCGGACTCGATGGAGTTCAACGCGCTTTAATTGAAATCAATGACCAATCTATTGAATTAACAAACACGCTTGCACAAAACTCATTGGCTACGGGTTTGCTCGCTGGATTACCTTTTGCTCAGGCCTTGTCAGGTGCACGCTACGCTGCACAGGGCGCAGCTTCTATGGGCATTACAGGCACGATCGGTGGACTACCGCCTGCTGGCGGCGGCGGCAGTGGTAGTACTGGTGGAGATACTAATGTGACAGTAATTGTTCAAGGGACTGTAACTACAGAAGCAGAGCTAAAACAATCTATTGTCGATGCAGTTAATAACTCAGGTCTTACTGGCAATCAGTTAATTACAGGTACTCCAGAGCGACAGGTTGCGATTTAATGGCATTACCAGCAACCATCGGGGTCACGATCAATTTTAGTGATGGCCCTACTTACGGCTACCCTTTTACTATTGGCGATCCTGTCAAAGGTATTCTTGGTGTATCCGAGTTAGCAGGTACAAACACAGCAGGGTTAATTGTCGATTACTCAACACAGACCACACAGGTAGCAATTAAGCGCGGTCGTGACCTAATGACTGATACTTACAATGCAGGTCAGGCATCGGTTAAAATCCTAGATCCTAATGGCGATTTCAACCCACAAAATACAAGTTCTCCCATCTATGGCTTCTTAAAACCTTTACGCAAGATCCAAATTACTGCTACCTACTCTGGCACTACTTACTATCTATTCTCAGGCTATACATCTGAGTACCGATACACTTACCCAACGGGTCAGGAAATTGGTTATGTAACTATCGTGTCATACGATGCTTTTAAGATTTTTAACCTTGCAGCCGTTTCAACAGTAACCGATGCTGGGGCAGGACAAGATACAGGCACTCGTATTAATCGCATTCTTTCAGAGCTTTCATGGCCTAACTCAATGCGTAACATTGACACAGGTGACACCATTTGCTCAGCAGACTCAGGGCAGTCTCGGGTGGCTTTATCTGCCATCCGAGCAGCTGAGTTTAGCGAGCTAGGAGCGTTCTACATGAGTCCAGACGGCAACGCTATTTTCAAGAGTCGATCTAGCACTATCGAAAGTCTAGATGACACTCCCACAGTCTTTAACCAAACAGGGGGCATCCCTTACGCTAACATCAAGTTTGCTTTTGATGACAAGCTCATCATCAATCAGGCTAATATTCAACGCTATGGCAGCAGCAATGTACAAAGCCACACAGACTCAGCCAGCGTGGACACATACTTCTTGCACAGCACTAGCGCACAAAATCTGCCTATTGCTACGGATGAAGAAGCCATGAACTTGGCTACTACCTATGTGAACAGTCGTAAGGACACCACGATCCGCATCGACTCAATGACTTTAGATCTTTCAACCCCATCCTATTCAGCAGGGGTCACAGCAGCTCTTAGCCTTGACTATTTTGATAATGTGACTATCTCTAACATTCAGCCTAATGGCGATACAATTACAAAGACCCTGCAAATTCAGGGCATGGCACACGATATTCAACCAAACAAGTGGTTCACCACTTTCACCACGATGGAACCAATAACCGATGGTTTCATCATTGGCAACTCAGAATACGGTATCCTAGGCGTATCTCGTCTAGCATGGTAAAGGAGCAATAAATGGCAACAGGATTTCCAGCAGCAACAGGAGATGTCCTATCAGCGGCTATGTTTAATGGCTTGGTGGCCTTTACTCTCAATAGCCAAACAGGTACTACATATACAGCAACTTCGACAGATCAGTATCAAGTGCTAGTCACTATGGACAATGCATCTGCCAATACTTTCAGGCTTCCAACAAATGCAACAACAGCATTTCCAGTCGGAACAGTAATAACAGTCTTAAACAAGGGCGCAGGATTGACTACAATCAATGCTGTAACATCAGGCACAACCACCGTATTAAGTGCTGGCGCTGTATCAGCTGCACCTACTATGGGCAGCAATCGCTCATGTGCTTGCATTAAAGTGGCAACAGACACATGGTATGTCGTAGGAGCAATTGGATAATGTTAAATACGGCACTTGGCATATTTTCTGGTAAGCCAGCGATGGTTGCAAAAGCTACTGGTGGCACGATTACTTTTTCAGGTGATTATGTAGTCCATACTTTTACCAGCTCTGGCACATTTACACCATTGCAAACACTTTTGATTGATGCATTAGTAGTCGCAGGCGGTGGCGGTGGCGGAGCTAGATATGGCGGTGGAGCTGGTGGTGGTGGTTATATTTATTCTACGGGAGCATCGGTTACTGCTACTGGATACTCAGTAACAATTGGTGCTGGTGGAACTGGTGGCGCAGACGGCACAACAAATGATGGAACACAAGGTAGTAATTCTGTTTTCAACTCCAATACTGCAATTGGTGGTGGTTTTGGTTCTGGAACAAATGCGGCGGCTGGCCCAGGTGGTAACGGTGGTTCCGGCGGTGGTGGCGCAATTAATAGTGGTGTTCAACAAGCTGGTGGAACTGGAACATCTGGCCAAGGTAATGCTGGTGGAGCTTCTAGTACTGGATCTCCCAATTTTCCTTCAGGCGGCGGCGGTGGCGCAGGTGCAGTCGGTGCAACAGCAACTACAACGACTGGCGGCAATGGCGGAGCAGGTTTAAGTAATTCAATCAACGGAGCAGCAACCTTTTATGCAGGCGGCGGCGGCGGTGGAACCTTTATGGGTGGTACTGCTGGAACTGGTGGCACAGGCGGTGGCGGAAACGCTGGAGCAGCAGGTGGAGACAATCCCGGTATTGCAGGAACTGCTAACACAGGCGGCGGCGGTGGTGGATCTTCTTTCCAGACCACAGATAAGGCAGGCGGCAATGGCGGTTCAGGTATTGTAATTATTAGGTATTTGGGGTAAAGACTATGGCTCATTTTGCATTATTAGATAACAAGAAAATAGTCACTACGGTAATAGTTATTTCCAACGATGTAATCATTGATGAACATGGCAATGAGTCAGAAGAATTAGGCAAAGCCTTTTGTTCTAATTTGTTATCTGGCAACTGGATACAAACTTCCTATAATGGAAACATTCGTAAGAACTATGCTGGCATAGGTTACACATACGATGCAGATCGTGATGCTTTCATTGCCCCTAAGCCGAACAATGCAACAGGATTTGATGAAGAAACTTGTCGATGGATTGTTCCTAGTGAAGCCGCGCCTGAGTAAAGCTGCAAGTCAGTTACGCGAGCAGATCGATGATTCATTCCCAGATCGTGACCGCGCATCGGATGGTTGGATCGGTGATACCAGACACGCTGCTCGCAAGTCTGATCATAATCCAGATGCACAGGGCTGGGTTCGCGCCATTGATGTGGACAAAGACCTGTTTAAGAACGGAAAGCCAGACATCATGGGCGATCTTGCAGATCAGCTTCGTACCTTATCCAAGTCAAAA